TTATCTACAGCGGGAGCAAAGCCAACAGCAGGGGAAACAAACACTGTGTTGTTGCCCAGCGTTGTGTTGGTACCGCTGGAGCCGACCGCCGTAGTGGCCGAGCCCACGGTGACGCTGCTGACTGTAATGCTGGGCGAGCCAGTCAAACCGGCTGCATTGCCGCTGACGCTAATACCCCAAGTTCCCGACGCCCCCGTACCTGTTGTGCTAGGCGCGCCGACAGTGTTGTAGGACACAGTCAGCGCCGAGCCGCCGTTAAACGTGCTGCCCGAGCCGCCACCAGAACCGCCGTTGTTAAAAGTAACTGCGTTGGTGGTGGAACCAGTTGGAGTAGCCCAAGTACCGTCATTGCGCAAGAAAGTAGATGTAGAGCCAGTAGGCGCCGGAATAGCATAAGTATTCCAATTTAATGCGCCAGAACCTATATACACCGATGCCCAACGCAAAGTTGAACCGCCTAAATAATAATAATCGTCAATACCTGGGGCAAAACCAACCAAAGGCACTGCAAACGCAACTCCGTTTAAGCTAACATTGTTTCCTGACGCGCCGATATACGCTGTCCCAGAACCTATGTTGTACTTTGTAGCGTAAACGTTATTCCAATTTAAACCCGACGCGCCAAGATCATTTGTGTTATTGCTAACACCTTGCCAAGATGATCCGTTAAGGATAACAGCGTTAGTTGAGTTACCTAATCCAACTGTTGATCCTGTAGATGTAACACTTGGAACAGTTGAGAATGTACCTATGTTGGCGCCGTTAAAGTTTTGATTAACTGTCCAAGTATTGGCGCTTGCAAAATTTATTGCTACGGTGCCTGTAGTAGTGATTGTTCCTCCGGTCAGACCAGAACCCGCCGCAATAGATGTAACTGTGCCGCTGCCACCGCCGGAACCATTTGCAGCCGCAGTAATGCGCCCCTGCGCATCAACGGTAATATTTGCGGCGGTATAAGTACCTGCTGTTACCGCCGTATTGGCAAGAGAAATGGTACCAGTGCTTGTAATTGGGCCACCTGTCAGTCCGGTGCCAGTAGCAACATTAGTAACAGTGCCAATGCCAGAACCGCTTGGTGTTGCCCAAGTCCCATCATTGCGCAAGAAAGTTACAGTTGACCCCGTAGGTGCGGGTATGGCGTAACTGTTCCAAGTAAAAACACCCAAAGTGTTTAGCGCGTTGGTGTACATACCCGCCCAACGCAAAGTGCTACCACCAGAATAATAAGTATTGTCCGTTACTGGGGCAAGCCCAACGCCGCTGACCGTGCCAATGGTGTTAGTCTGAAACTCACCATTAAAGGTTTGTTTGCCAGTCCAAGTGTTGACGCTGGCCAAGTTCAGCGAGATGGTGCCAGTGCTTGTGATAGGCCCGCCGGTCAAGCCGGTACCTGTGGCCACATTGGTCACGGTGCCGATGCCAGAGCCGCCTGGGGTTGCCCATGTACCATCATTGCGTAAAAATGTAGTGGTTCCACCAGCAGGAGCCGCAATTGAGTATGTGCCCCAAGTTAGCGCCGCAGTGTTGCTTAAATACAAACCTTTCCATTTAAGCGTGCTGCCACCCAAATAGTAGGTGTCGTCTGTAACCGGCGCAAAACCAACAGTTGCTACTGCCGCTGCTACACCATTAAGGTTAATGTTGTTGCCAGACGCCGTTATATTAGCAGTGCCTGACCCAATTCGGTAAGTAGTTGCGTAAACATTGTTCCAGTTGTAACTAGAAGCGCCAAGATCGTTAGTATTGTTACCAGCACCGCGCAAAGCAGCGGAAACAAGCACAACAGCGTTGGTGAAGTTGGCCAATCCAATTGTGGTGCCACTTGTAGTAATTGACGGAACAGTGGAATACGTCCCGATGTTTACTCCGTTAAATGTCTGGTTTGCCGTCCAAGTGCCTGCGTAGGTGTAGTCAATAGCCAACGATCCGCTGCTTGTAACAGGGCCGCCAGTTAGGCCAGCGCCAGAGCCGACGCTAGTAACTGTGCCAATGCCGGAGCCGTTTGCAGCCGCCGTAATGCGCCCTTGAGCGTCCACGGTAATGTTGGCCGTTGTGTAAGAACCAGGCGTGACTGCCGTATTGGCCAAAGATATGGTGCCGGTAGTTGTGATAGGGCCGCCAGTTAATCCAGTCCCTGTGCCTACCGTTGTAACTGTCCCAGAGCCTGACCCGCTAGGAGTCACCCAAGTCCCGTCATTACGCAAAAATGTTGTTGTACCGCCAGAAGGCGCAGCAATTGCGTACCCGTTCCAATCAATGACGCCGGTACCTAGGTATAGCGACTTCCATTTAAGGGTCGAGCCGCCTAAGAAATAAGTGTCCGTAGTGACAGGGCCAAGGCCAACAGTGGCCACTGCTGCTGCTACGCCGTTAAGGTTGATGTTGTTGCCGGACGCCGTAATTGTTGCCGTGCCCGAACCGATGCGATAGGTTGTACCGTAAATATTGTTCCAGCTTGTACCAGGAGCGCCCAAATCGTTGGTATTGTTGCCTGCACCTTGCCAAGCCGACGATACAAGGCCGACAGCGTTGGTGGAATTGGCCAACGCCATTGTCGTGGTGGATGACGTAACAGAAGGTGTGCTGGAGTACGTCCCGATGTTTACGCCGTTAAACGTAGAGTTAACCGTGGTGGTCGCGCCAATCGTTGTAACGCTTTGCAGATTCTGCGAACCACCACCACCGCCTGTTATGTCAATGACAACTGTCGGGGTTTCAGTTGCGCTGTTGTAAAAGTTACCCAAACCGTAAATGGTGATGCCAGATACGTTGGTGCCGCCGCTGGAAATGTATTTGCGTGAGCTGCTGTCAACGTAAGGCGAAAAACCTTTAAAGCCATTGCCAATAACGTTGACCACCAAGGTGGCCGTTGAGCTATTGTTGTTGACAAAAATGTTATTGGTTGTGTACAGCGTATTGCTGTTACGGGCAAACAAGCAATTGCTGATGCTGCTTGTAGAACGGGCTGCGACGCTAGTAGGCGCGTTGATGTAGATGTCAGCGTTGCCGCCGTTGTTCTCAAAGAATACGCCGTCAACAATCAATTGCGTGGGCAGGAAAGCCGTGGATTGGTAATAGATACCGCCAGATGTACCTTGGCTGCTGCCACTCATTACGCCGCAGGTTTCAATCACGCCGCCGTTAAAAGCAACAGGGCCGCCGCCAACAATTAGGTAACCAATAGACTTAATACCGGCCACCGTGCAGTTGTTGTACTGCATGGCGGTAGGCTCGGAGAAAGATGTCTGAGAGACTAAAAAGCCAATGTCGGCTAGTTGAACGTTAAAGTTGGCTACCGTTAATCCAAGGCAGTCGTTCATTACAACGCCAGTGTTGTAACCAATGATGCGAATGTCGTTAAATTCACCTATGCCAGGTATGTTCTTTAGGTACAAGCCGGTGCCTACGCCAATCGTGTAACTACCGCTGGCGTAGGTTGTCGCGTTGAATTTCTTGATCAGGCTGAACTGACCAAAGTACATCGTGAAGAATTTGTTGTCGTACCCAGCCGTAAAGTCTATCGTAACGGCACCGCCGGTAGCTGCGGAAGCATTGGAACGATAGTCATAGATGTAGGACAGATCAGCGCCTTCACCGCGCATCGTGATGCGTCCAGGTGAGTTCTGATCGGTAGAGTTAGGCCAAGTAATGCTCAGATTCTGGGTAATCTTGTACGCGCCAGCAGGCAGCAAAACTGTACCGCCGACACCGGCTGCGGACAGCGCGTTAATGGCGGCTTGAATGGCCGCCGTGTCGTCAGTAGTGCCGTCGCCTATGGCGCCAAAGTCTTGGACGCTAACAGTCTGACGTAATTTGGCTTGCACCGTAGTAGTAACAGCGCCGGTACCCGCAGGTGTGTAACTAATATTGGACGAATTAAACGAACCGTTTACGCCGTCAACCGACCAGATCAGCACGTCGGTGGCCGTCTTGAGCGTCAAAGTGTAGTTGTTGCCGCCAAGCCAAACATTGGCCTCGCCCCGCGAATCAAGGATGATGGGGTTAGTGTTAGCCGACAATCCAGTTGAATCGGTGTACGTCACCAATGGAGTGCTTGTTCCGCTGGCGTAGCTGTACAGTTTGCCGCCTGCCAATGGATTGCCATTAGCATCAAAGAATTGCATCTTGGGGCTGGGGGTCAAGTAAGTGGTCATATTTACCTCGGAACAAGAGTCATTGTCGGCAGCGTTACATAGGTTGCTCGGAGTTGATCTCCTGGCGATAAACCAAACATCCCATAATAACTGCCTGTGTTAAAAAATGTAACACCATCACGGGAAAATTCCAGCTTTGAAACATTCCCGCCGCTGACGATTACGTCCACCAGCAAGTCTGATGTGTTGGCGTAAACAAACGGCGACGCGGTTACCGTAATGGCGGTAAGCGCCGCTGGGGGCTGGCCAGAGCCACTAAGCACAAACAAATTAAAGAAAAACCTATACCAAGACCTTGACATAAGGTTTGTTTGCGGGTCGATAAACACGACACGGGCAGAAGGGATATTGGTTAGATTAAGCATTCGTGGGACTCATAACAAGTTCTGCGCCCATGATTGCGATCTTAATAGGATCGGTGCCGGACAGCTCGTAAACCCTGTCGCGCAACTTGAGCGTCATACCCAGCCGACGCCAGAATATACGTCTGCCATACGCACCAATGGCGCCGCCACCAGCCCAATGTGAATTAGACCAAGTATGGCCACCATCGTCAGACCAGCGCAGCATAAACTGAGGCTCTGGATTGACGGCAGGCGTTGTAGACGCCGCCAAATAATCGCTTGCCTCAGTAATGATGTTATTGCCGCCCTCAGTAATTAAAAGCTCAACGCCAGCGTCAGCCGGTAAATAATGACCAGCTTGGGCGTCAAGTTGCAGTGTGTGCTGTGACGTGCGCTTTAGATTGTTTTGACCCGTAGGCAGCGCACGCCATGACCGCAACCACCGCTGTATTTGGTCGTAGTCGCTATAGACATCCAAGTCAAAAGCGTACAGGTTGCCGTTGTTGTAGCTGCCGACAACAATCTCATTGTTAAACGAAACTTGGCAGTTTGACGGGTGGCGGGTAAATTGACCGTCAACCCATCCAGCGCGCTCGTGCCAAGCTTGGGTGGCTACGTCATAGACCCAAGTTGTGTTAGCCGATGGGAAGATCAGAACGTAAAAGCTGTGGCCATCTTGTTGATATGTGTACGCAATTGCGTCCGACATATTCTGGTATTGTTGAATTTGCCACTCCACGGCGTGCGTTGAGATGCGGGTGCCGGTGTAGCCGTTGGAACGGTAGACAATGCCCTGCCCACGGGCGTCGGCGCCCAGCCAAAACAGGCCGTTGTCCATCTTGGCCACAGAGTATGGGGCAATGCAGCCAATCTCGTTAAACGCGCCTTGAATGCGCGAAAGTGGGAAATCTAATCCCGCAGCGTTGTACCAAACTTCAATTGAGCTAGTTCCAAATAGCCACGCCTCACGATGGTCAACTATTAAAGCCACTAACCCATCAGGAGACCCGTCTGCAACTGAAAACTCTAATGGGTCAACCGAAGTGCCGTCAAGTAAGGACGTAACCCAAAAAAGCTGGCTGTTGGGCTGATTAAAAACAAAGTAGCCGTCAAGAAAGCCTACCGTAACTGCGCCAGGAAAATCAGGGTCAGTAATCTGGGCGAACACTTCCGTAGATGCGTTGTAGATGTACCCGTCAGGATTAGTGGCAATAAAGATTTGTGTGCCGTTGTCAGCAATACTGACAGGGCCAATGCCAGATACGGTGCCCAAAGGCGTAGATACCCAGTTGGTATCAACGCTGTAAAAACCGTTTCCCGAGACTACATACGCAATACCCTTCATCTGCCACGCGCCACGAATCGGGCCGGTGCCGACGGTGCATAACTTGCGCAGACCTGGTGCCCGCTGCAAGAAACCAGGCTCTTTGCCGCCCTCTGGGACGATCTCGGGGAACAGGTTGACCATCCTGTTGTCCGCAGCATTGACGCTGCGGGCGACGTAGCTGGAACCTAGGATGGGGGTATGCATTAATAGTTACCAGCGTAGATGTTGAACCGCTGCCGAGTCGCCACAATGGCGTAGGGCATGGACATGACATCATCAGGATTGTTAATGCGCTTTAGGTTGCGCTTGCTGGTCATGGCAATACGCGAAACCTGCGGGCTAGGCTCAACGCCAAACTCAGGCGCAAACTCCATAGCCAAATTGTAGGTGAACGCCCGCAGGTAGCCTGGCGGGTAATACATCACGGTGGCCAAGTTGGCGGGGCGGTCTAGCTCTTGGACGCTGACAAAGTGCCATTCCAATTCGCGGGTGGGCCTAGGATAGATTGTCAGCGTGATGTCAGGAAAGCCCATGTTGACCCAGCAGACTTGCGGGTATGTGGACGTGACCGTCTTTACAGCAATACCGTCGTACTGCTGCTGGTTGATAAATTTAATGCCAAAGCTGACGTTTGTGCCTGGGTCACGGTAGTAGGTGGCGTCGTCCATCAGGATCGGGCGCAGGCCTACAAAATCGCCGCTGGGGCCGAGCGTGCGGCTGATAAAGCCAGCCGGCCACAAAAAGGTTTGATCTTGGGTAACAAAAGTGGAAAGGCGCTCAGTATTCCACGAATCAATCATCTGATTGAGCGCCATCAGGGCGTCTTGAGAGACAGATGCGGAGGGGGTTTCGCCCTCGGCTAACACGCCGAGCAACCTCAACGACCGGTTGATTTGATCGCCAGCAGTGTATGTCGCCATGACTAGGCTCCTTCAGGTTCAGTTCTACGACGGCGCTTAACTTCCAGTGCGTTTACAGGAGCCGCCTCAGTAGCTACGGGCGTGTCCTGAGTATATCTTGTCCAGCCGTGTTTCTCATCAAACTGGGCTTCAAGTTCCATCGTCGCTACTTTGCGACCGTGGACAGGGTGAGACAGGTATATTTCCATAGGAAAAGGGGGCTTTTGGCCCCCTCCTTTTAGCTTGCGCCGTGGATGATGGCGAAGTTGAGAACGACAGCTTCAGCCAAAGCGCCGCCCGTTAGGTTACGCAAAGTAACAACTGCCGAGCCAGCGGTCATGCTGGAGATATACGTTGTGTAGGCAGCGGCTGTACCGCCACCAGATACGTTCACAATGATTGCGTCGTTGGAGCTAATGCCGCTGTTAGTCAAGGTGAATGACACAGCAGTATTAGCGGCCAAAGATGCAGCATTCATAGTGATGCGGCCAGCAGACTTGTTCAGAGTTACCCCTGTTGACTTGTCTGTTGCTTGCGTCACAGTACCTTGCGCTGCTGCTGCGTACCCAATTTCCTCGGTAGCGTAGCAGGTAGAAAATTCGGGGTCAAGATAAGAGACGCCGATTGCTTTGGTATTTGACATGATTGTTTCCTTAAAAATGGGGGCCGAAGCCCCCACTTAGGTTTAAGCCAAACGATACACAGACCAGGCTGCGTCGCCGGTCTTGACAGCGCGCCACTGCGAGGACACGCCAGCAGCGACAGTAGCCGTGCCAACCAAAGTCCAGCCAGTACCACCAGCAATGGTGACAGTGTTAGTGCCGCCAATGTTGATGACCGCAAAGTCAAAAGAGCTGTTTACTTTTGCGCTGGAAACCAAAGCATCGGTAAGAGCTGCAGTTGGCAGCGTAACAGTAGCAACTGCACCTGTGTAGGTGATGATGCCGTTGGTCAGTTGAGCAGCAGTCAACGTCGCAGCAGCAGTAACTGCTACTGGAGTCGATTGCACGCCCATGTTGACTTCACTCAGATTGCCGTCACCAACTTGGTAACCGCCTGCGCCATTAGGAATAGCCATGATATTTTTCCTTCAAAAGAATTGATTAACCCCAGAGACGGCAAGCCATCTGTGGACGAATGGTGCTGAAACCATACAGAACGTCAATACGGCAAGGCATACGGTCGTTGTTGATGTCGTACTGACGAACAACGCGCAAGCTGATACCGTTATGGACAGAACGTGCAGCCATATCGACCCCTTGAGGTAGCAAGAGATCAGCCGTGGCGAACGATATTGCGTCCTTGTGGTAAACCAGATTCTGTGCGTAAGCAGTAGAAGCGGAACCCAAGAAAGTCACAACAGCGCTAGATGCTGGCAGGGCAGTCATGGTAGCCAATGCGTGAGCAGCGGAGTACATGGGAGCCACAGTTACAGTCCAATCGCCAGACGAAGCGGTTGCATCAGCCAGAGCCACAAACTGGAACAGCGAACCAGTGGTTTCACGGGTTTGCGGGTTCACAGCAGAGCAAGCTGCAACGGTAAACACGTCACCAGCTTTGATGGTTGTAGTCACAGAACCTTGGGTCAAAACAAGGGTGGCAGAACCTTCAGAAGTCACAGTGGTTTTCACAGTGGTAGCAGCGGTAGCATCACGCGAACCAGTAGTGTGCTGCTTGATCGACTGAGACATATTGATCTCGTCGTAACCCAGCACGCCAGTGCCCATCATGCCGTTCTTAAACTGCTTGCTGATGGTGTCGGTGGGGTTGAACAGACCTTTCATGCCTTCAACCAGACCAGCGTTTGCAGCGGGGTTAACCGTTGCATAGCGGGGGTTCATCACAGCAGCGTTCTCGTTCAGCTTTTGCTGGGCTTGGAGCAAGACCAACGAAGTCGAAGGAGTGGTGCCGGGAGTGCCAACGCTATTACCGATGGTTTTGTAGGCATTGGCAACATCAGCGTCAATGCTGGAGGCCAACTGGGAAATACGCGGCTTCAACACACGCTCAGCGAAGTCATCCAATTGCATGGTCAATTCAGCAGATGTGAAGTTGACGCCGATGTGCTTTTGGGTAGAAACCGTTAAAGTAGTGTACTGCTCGTTGTCGTCCTGAACTTGCAGGGCGGCACCGTCAGTGACCAAAGCGCGGTCAGGCAGGCGAATACGCAGAGTAGAACCGATCTTGGCACCTTCAACAGCAAAGCTGTCGTCGTACTGACGGTTAACGTTACGGGTGATCACCAGATTGTTCTCAAGGATTTCGAGAGCCTTCCGTGTGATCATATCAATGGTTAGGATACTATTAGACATGAAAAAAAGTCCTTAAAAAAGTTAGCGGTTTGCCTGCGCTTGCAATTTTCTAATCTGCCGTGCCCTTTCGGCTTCTATCCACTGCGAATCCGACATGGTCTTGATAGACCGTGGATCAGTAGTGTCAAAGGCCGGTGATCCAGTGGATCGGGCGGTGACAGGCGAGATTGGTGCTGGCGCCGACGTTGTACGTTTCACGGGAGGATCAGCAGCCAGTTTGGCTTCAATCTTCCCAATTTCTTTTGCCTGACCGAGTGGCGACATACGGGAAATACGTTCCGCGTCCTTGGGGTTAGAACCGAGGTAGTAAGCTAACTCAGGCCCAACATCCGAAGATCGAATCGTCTCTGCCATCACGTCGGTGATCGGAAGTTTGGGGTTGTACGCGACTTGTTCAAAATCCTCGTATTTGCCACGGGCTTCTTCTTCACGTTCATGGTAGCTCTCAAGAATTTGCGACTGCTGCCTTGCCGCATCCCGTTTGGCGACTAGTTCTTCAGCGCGCTGGAGGGCCAATGCTTCTGCATAGGCTTCAGGTGTTTCAAACTGGTCAACGGATTGGGCGGCTGGAGCTCTCAGCGTTTGCGTTTCCGCTTGGCGCTGCGCTTGTTCCCGTTCCCACTTTCGTTGCTCTCTTGCAAGGCGTTTACCAATAGCTGCGTCCATTTCCTCTTGCGAGAATGTTTTGGGCGTCTCTACTTCCGGCGTAATAACTTCAGTCTCAGGCGCAGCCGTTGCAACCTGATCTGGCACGGATTCAACTTCCGCTAGGATTTCTTCTGACATTTTTTCGATTCCATAGAATCCCTGGTGAGCGCACCAGTACGTTTTCGGGCATTATGCCGTATCTTCTGGCGCCGTAGGGGGCATTTGCTCCTTGGCTAAATTCTGTACTGTTTGGACAAAGTGGAATACCTCTTGGTATGGGCGGCTGCCCAAATAACCGAGGATTTGGTTTACTAATTCAATAGGTAGATTGATGTTCATAATGCTGTCCAAGTTAAAGTTGATTCATCCCAAGCGTATGGGTTGCCATCATTGGGATACGGGGTAGGAGAATTCCATTGGCAAGTATGCTCATCAAGCAACCAGCTTGTGTAAGGCCGTGGCGGAATAAATGCGTCGCGTTCATCGTCATAGGTATACCCAATGCCGGCGTAGTTTTTACGCATAGTGCCGTTGTATGATGTCTGTTTCCACTTGGTGTAGCCACCACTCCATGAAACCAAAAACTCTATGCCTTTAGCTTCAGACTCAACGCCGTCAACTAACAATTCGTTGTTGTGTACGCAATGCACTTCTAGCACTACATTGGCGTCATCAAGTTTTGCAAAATGTGCCATTTCTTCCTCAGAACGTAATTGAACCGCTGCCAGTCCATTTATAAATACGATAACCACCAGTTACTGTGACAGTAGGCGAGCCTGTTGTAGATACTGCGGCAGCGTATGTATCCGCATATCGAATAATAACTATGCCAGAACCTCCAGCAGCAGGGGTGCTATCTGCACCGCCGCTATTGCCGTTGCCGCCGCCGCCGCCTCCTGTATTAGCAGTTCCTGCTGCTGGTGCGGCAGAACCATAAACGCAACCAACGCCGCCGCCGCCATTGCCGCCAGGGCCTGGGGTACCGCCGCCATAACAACCACCACCGCCTCCACCGCCATAATACGTAGCAGTTCCAGTTATAGACGATGACAATCCAACGCCGCCAGCACCTGAATTCCCAGAACCACCAGCAGCACCTGCGCCGCCGCCGCCACCACCGCCTGCTCCAGCACCTCCATTATTGCCTTGCCCGCTTATGCCTGTACCAGCGCCAACCCCTCCAGAACCGCCTCCGGAACCACCATTTTTGCCAACGGCAGGAGCACCAGATGTGCCGCCGCCGCCGCCGCCGCCTCCGGTAGATGTAATTGTTGCAAATACTGAATTAGAACCATTAGAACCTGGCGCTCCCGTGCCACCCGCATATCCAGCACCACCAGCGCCAACAGTAACTGTATATGTACTTCCACTAGAAACAGAATATCCGGTAGCAGTTAAATACCCGCCCGCGCCACCAGCACCGCCCAATCCAGTTGAATAACTTTCTCTACCGCTGCCGCCACCGCCCGCAACAACTAAATATTCTACTGATGGCGGAGAAACAATTAAAACGGGCCAAAGTGATGCGCTTTGTGCTTGAAATTGGTCGCTTAAATTCCATACGCCAACAGCAGCAGAAGTTGATGTTGTTGGCTCAACAGACGACAAAATTGAACCTTTCCATTGTATTGACATAGTATTAAATAGTAATTGAACCGCTGCCAGTCCAAGTGTAAATACGATAACCGCCAGTTACTGTAATAGTCGGCGAACCTGTTGTTGATGTAGCTGCAAGGTATGAATCAGGATAACGAATAATAACTATTCCAGAACCGCCGTTGGATGCAACGCCAGTTCCGCCTGCGCCGCCTCCACCGCCGCCAGTGTTAGTAGTGCCATTACTTGCAGGAGGACTATTGTTGTATGCTCCACCAGTTCCGCCACCTCCAAGTCCACCAATCCCAGGCGTATTGCTGCCAGAATAATTAGGTGCTCCGCCACCACCACCGCCAGCGTAATATGTAAGTACGCTGCTTATAGATGAAGATAAACCAATACCGCCATTTCCGCAAACAATGCTAACCGCCGCAGTCCCAACCGCACCTGCACCGCCGCCGCCGCCTGTGGTGTACGGGTTTGCGGTGTTATTTGCGCCGCCGCTATTACCTTGGCCAGAGACACCAGTGCCTGGTGTTGATGTGGTAGACGCGGCGCCGCCAGAACCGCCAGAACCGCCATTTACGCCATTTGCTGCGCTACCGCCAACTGATCCTTGCCCGCCGCCGCCGCCTCCAGTAGCTGTAACAGACGAAAAAACAGAGTTGCCGCCATTGACACCTACTGCTGCGCCTGTTCCGCCTGCGCCAATTGTGACGGTGTATGTACTTCCAGAAGAAACAGCAAATCCTGTGGCAGTTAAGTACCCACCAGCGCCGCCAGCACCGCCTCCATTACCGCCACCGCCTCCCCCGCCCCCTGCTACTACTAAATACTCAACGCTTGTAGGTGTGGTTGAAAAAATAGGCCAAGTTCCGGCTTTTGCTGCCTGAATTTGATTATTTAAACGCCACATCCCAACCGCAGACGACGCGGATGTTGTAGCAGCCGTAGCTGCTCTGATGGCGCCTTTCCACCGATTAGCCATTTAGGTAATAGCCTCATAAGATGCGGTAAGTTCAATAGCAGAAGCAGTGCCCACGGTAACAACAATAGATTGCGCTTCACCAAGATAAAACGCTGTGCTTTTATCTACAACAATTAATGATGCATTTACAGGGACAATGACTTGATAAACCAAACGATACGCTGTGCCGCCTCCAGAAATTGCGCTGTTAATTGAAACAGTTACAGTTGCAACTGATCCAGTCACATTGGCAGCAACAATATTGTCAATTTTATTTACCGTGCCGGACGCTGGAGTAAGCGCAGTCCAAGTGGTAGCAGATGTTGTGCTAGGAATTAAATACGATGTGTTTCCATAAATGGAAGTGACGTTGACAATGTTTGGATTAGCCATGTTGTTTCCTTAGTAACCGAAGATCATTGCCATCGCAATGGATTTGCCTGTTGTAATACCACTACCGCCCGTGCCATTAGCCGCTGATGTAATTCGGCCATAGGCGTCAACCGTAATGTTGGTGCTTGTATAGCTGCCAGCAGTTACCGCAGTTGTGGCCAATGCAATTGTGCCGCTGGTGGTGATTGTTCCACCTGTCAGCCCCGTGCCAGCAGTAATGCTGGTAACCGTCCCTGATCCGCTACTGGCCGCGACCCATGATGCTGTTGTGCCATTTGATGTCAAAACGTAGCCATTAGCGCCAATAGCCAATCGGGTGGCGCTATTTGTGCCATTACCAAGGATCAAGTCGCCAGCAGTAGTGATGGGCGATAAAGCATTAAAGCCCGCTGCTGCGGTTGTTTGGCCTGTGCCACCGTTGGCGATAGCTACTGTGCCGGTAACGTTTGCAGCGTTTCCGCTAATATTTCCGCTGACTTGTGAACCAGGCAAGCTAAGTGCGCTTAACGTGGTCAATGTGGAATTGCTTGACGCTGTAACGTTGGCCGCTGTGCCGGTGGTGTTTTGATTCAGCGTTGGGATGTCCGCAGCCACAATAGCGCGGAATGATGGAACGCCTGCCGTGCCATTGGGCGCCGCCAAAACGTAGTTGGCAGTCTTGGACGCATAGGGGTTTAAGGTATCGCCGTATGCAGCCGCCAAGCTGATAGCTGGGGTTGTGCCACCGCTGCTGACAACGGGGCTTGTGCCTGTGACTGAGGTGACAGTGCCTGAGCCTGTTGCGGCAATAGTGATTGATCCAGAGCCGTTGGTAATGCTGATGCCGCTACCGGCAGTCAATGTTGCTTTGGCAAGCGTATTGCCTGTGCTATTGCCAATCAGCAATTGCCCATCGGTGTACGATGTTTGGTTAGTGCCGCCGTTAGCTACAGGCAATGTTCCAGTTACGCCTGACGTTAACGATACATTGGTAATCGTATTGTTTGACCCATTAATCGTTTTGTTAGTCAGTACATCCGATGTAGCTTTACCAACCAAAGTGTCGGTGGCATCTGGCAGCGTCAAAATGCGATCCGCAGTTTGAGACGATGTTAACGTTGTGCTTGTTGTTCCGGTGCCAACTGGATCAAAAAATATTTTAGTGCTAACAGATGTTTTGGCTATACCAACGTAGCCACCGCTGCCTGCTTGCAATTCAAGATTTTGATTTGTAGTTGCGCCACCCCATTGCACACTTAACGTAATTGGATTTGAAGTATTTGCTAAGCTATTAGAAATATTTAAATAATTTGAGCCCCCAGTTGTCCCAGCATTGTTTATAAAACTTAATACGGCGGAGCCAACTGTAGTGTTAAACGCAGCTATAGTATTAATGTAAGGGCCATCAAGTTTTCCGTTGTTTATTGTCGGAGTGCTTAAAGTTGGCGTGTTGCTCAAAACAACTGCGCTACCGGCTACGCCAGTAGACGTTGTTGTTCCAGTTCCCCCATTTGCAACCGCAAGCGTTCCCGTCACGCCAGTAGTTAACGGAAGGCCAGTTGCGTTGGTAAGTGTTACTGATGTTGGCGTTCCTAATATTGGCGTTACAAAAGTAGGTGAAGTAGCAAGCGCAACTACCGAACCAGTACCAGTAGTGCTGTAAGACGTGCCCCAAGCCGAGCCGGTGGATAAAGGAATACCAGCACCAGGATAAATCATCCCGCTGCCGCCGCCAGATGAATTAATGGTTTGGTTAGGCCAACTACCTGTAATGGTGACGTTGGTACCCGCTACTAATGCTGGGGTGGTTGTACCTGTACCACCATTAGCAACTGCAACTATGCCGGTTACGTTAGCGGCAGTGCCCGTGGTATTTTGATTTAACGTTGGTACATCTGCCGCTTGGATGGCCGCCATTACGGCGTTAGTTCCAGTTCCGCGAAGATAATAACCAGAAGGTATTGTGCCGCCAACCAAAGTATTAATCGCAGCTTGAGCAGTAGAGGCTCCAGTGCCGCCTTGGGCAACAGCAATCTGCCCCGAGATCATGCCGGTTGTAATAACGCCGGTAGAGCCAGTGCTAACAATATCGCCGGACGTAGCCGGCAAATTTAGCGTTACATTAGCCCCCGTATTAGGGCCGACTAAATCTACCGTCCCACCCAGCGCCGCTTGAAAAGTAAGTTTTCCCATGATTTCGCCTTATGGTGCAATGATGAACTGCGAAGCAGTCAACGCGCCTGTTGAGGGGGTGTATTTAAGTTTGCTAGATGACACAAACTCAGCGGTCAAATTGCCGCTTGTGCTGCTAGAAAACAGCGGATAACGCACTGCGGCAGTTGTAGTGTCGTCGGTCACCGTGGCGTACTCAGTCGGGGTGCGCCAAGTGGGAGCCGACGCCCCGTTGCTTTGCAGCACATAGCCCGATGTACCCGCAGCAGTAAACGCAAACGCTGTGCCGGTGCCGTAGGAGATGGCGCCTGCCGTAGGCGACGCAGAACCGTTGGTACCGCCGTTGGCAATAGCCAAAGTGCCTGCCAAGGTGATTGTTCCAGACGTAGTGATTGGGCCGCCCGAGGTGGTCAGACCCGTAGTGCCGCCGGACACTGCTACCGAGGTCACAGTTCCAGACCCGCCGCCACCACCTGACGAATTAATCGTTTGGTTTGGCCAGGTTCCGGTGATGGTGACGTTAGTACCTGCAACCAGTGCAGGTGTCGCAGTTCCAGTACCGCCGTTGGCCACAGGCAGCAAACCCGTCACGCCGGTTGTCAGGGGCAATCCAGTAACGTTGGTCAAAGTGCCGCTGGATGGCGTCCCAAGGGCGCCGCCAGGGGCTACATAGTCAGTACCCGCCGTAGCCGCAGAAATGGCCGTCCCGTTGCCTTTGAGGACGCCGGTAATGCTGGTGGTTAGCGTAATAGCGGGGGTTGTGGTCTGGTGGTTAGCGTAATAGCAGGGGTTGTGGTGGCCGTGGCTACCGTTCCCGCAAAGCCATTAGCTGTGGCCACCGACACCGAAGTAACTGTGCCCCCACCTCCACCAGAACCATTTGCAGCAGCAGTAATACGGCCTTGGGCATCTACTGTAATGTTGGCGGCAGTGTAAGTACCAGCGGTAACAGCCGTATTGGCAAGGGCAATGGTGCCCGTTGTAGTAATTGTGCCGCCACTTAAACCGGTGCCTGCGGTAATTGATGTAACCGTACCCGATCCACCGCCACCGCCTGCTGGCACAGCCCATGTGCCGTCGTTACGCAAGAAAGTTGTTGTGCTTCCGGCTGGGGCTGGGATGCCGTAGGAATTCCAGTTTAAATCGCCGTCGCTGAGATACAGCCCCTTCCACTTGAGGGTTGACCCGCCCAAGTAGTACAGATTAGTGGTTGCTGGGGTTCCACTTGAGGGTTGACCCGCCCAAGTAGTACAGATTGGTGGTTGCAGGGGCCAAGCCAACACCCGCAACGGCAGCCGCCACAGCGTTTAGCACCAAGTTGTTGCCCGAGGCAGTTATGCTGGCCGTGCCCGCGCCTACGTTATAGGTCGTGGCGTAGACGTTGTTCCAGTTTGTACCAGACGAACCTAGGTTGTTGGTATTGTTACCCGCGCCGCGCCAAGCGTCAGCCAAAAGAACAACGGCATTAGTGGAGTTAGCCAAACCAACTGAAGAGCCAACAGATGTAACGGCTGGAATGCCACTATAGGTGCCAATATTGGCGCCGTTAAAAGTTGAATTGTTAGTTGTGATTGCGCCGTTATTGGTGACGGTCTGCAAATTTTGAGAAACACTCAGGCTGGCAACAGTGGCTTTCTTAGTAATGCCACTTTGTACCAGCGGAACTTCCTCGGCCCCTGTCAAGGGGGTCGTAGCTGCTGGCAGTTGGGAAATCTTTACATCTGCCATTGCGGCGCTCCTTATTCGTACACGATTGTATATTCAATGGTACTAGCAATGTCAATGTACAGACCCTTGCTAAACCAGATACCGGCGGGGAAGGATAAATACTGAGTACCTGCGGTCGCGGTCACAGTGTTAGCAATTTTAGGGTCGCTGGTGCTGGCCGTTGCGCTATCGTACAGCGCAAAAGTGCCGCTGCTGGTAGAGGAGATAAAAATACCGTACAGCTTGCCGCCGCCAATTTTGACTTGCGCATCTGCATTGCCTTGTTTGTAGAGTGCCATGATTGTTTCCTTATGCTAAAAAGCGTAGTTTATACAGGGTGCGCAGGTAAATTTCGATGATATTGTCTATTAATTGCTGAATCGACGAATCAGATTTATCGCACACTTGGTAGCGCGCCTTCTCAATTTCATCAAGTTGGCTTTGCAAAAAGTCAATGATATTGGCTGTTTTGGTGGCTGAATGCAGGGTAATTGGCCCCATTAAACCGTGCCGTCCTTGGTAGGCTTCAGCAAAATCGTCCGCAGCGTCAATGATGCGGTCGTAAAAGATATTGAGGGCGACGTGCTTGGAATAGCTGCGCGTATTAAGGTGAACGCTGTGCGTTACATCGCGGGCTAAAAATAGCATTCCTACAAAATCTGCGGCCTTCATAGTGGCTGCTCCATTGCATTTTCTTGCGGCGTTTCAGGGCCGGTGTCCATATCACGTCCAGGCATCTCAGATACCAAGTCGCCAGAGGTAATCATGCCGTGGACGGTGCCCAGCACGATGTCTTGAATCTGCTCGGGCGACATGGACGCCTGCACAGCGGAAATGCGCTGCGTCTCGGCTTGGTAAGCCTTGACTTGGGCCTCAAAGTCCTTGCGGTGCATATCCTGCGCCTCAATAGACTTGCCAGCATTCACAATCATCTGGTGCATCTGCTCCATCTCTTGGCCCATCGCCTGGATTTGCTGCTCAGCGGCTTGCAGCTCGGGCGGCTTGTCGCCATCTTGCATGAGTTTGGGGTCAATCGTCTTGGCAAACCGCTTGGCCATCTCTTGGGCACCAGGCCAGTCCATGTTCTTGACAAACAGGTCACCGGCCACCTGCCACAGTTGCGGGTTACCCTGCAACAGTTGGCCCATCGCCTCTAGCGCCTCTTGGCGCTTGGTCGCGTAGCCTGGGCCGGTGGTGGCCACCACGTCGTACTTGCCGACGCCAGGGTTGTAAATCTTGTCGATCACAATACCCTGCTGGTCAACAATCTTCTTGACCGGCTCGGGCTGCATCGGGTCAATTTTGACCATGCTTGTCTCGCCGTCTTCGCCAATCACTCGCGCAATGCGCTGGGTGTCGTAGATTTTGGGGATCAGGTCAATCAGTTGGCGGGTCAAGTAGCGCACGCCACGGGCTAGGTTGTCACCATAGTGGTAAGTCCCCACGTCGCCCTCGCGCTGCCGAGCCAAGATGGCTTTGCCGCTGCGCTCGTTGGATGTCATACCCAAAGATGCGTTGTACTGGCCAGTGGACGATTTAATGTCCTCAGAAGCACCAGCTTTAGCCTGCAACAGACCGCTGGACGCCATCGGCGGCTGCGCACGCTGGGGCAACGGCAAGATGGAACCCTGGCCATCGGTTACATCAGGGTTTACCTCCAAATACGGCCAGTTGGTCGTATTGGCTGTTTTCCACTGGTTTTCATAGCCTTCAAACTGGCCACCGTACCCAATAAATGGTGCTTTGGGCGCCAGAGCTAGCATTTCAGCTTCTTGAGACACCCAATAGTTGTACATCCGCTGGGCATCTTTGGCGTTACGCACCAATCCAGAGACATACAGGCGACCGTCAACCTCAAATTCATTGCCAACAATGCGTACAACGGGGATATATTTGCCCGCCCACTCGCGTTCTTCAAGGATTTCGTACCCGTTGATCTTGCAGTACTTGATCCGTGGCCGGTCAGACTGACGCGACTTCTTGGGCTTGCCATAAACAGCGCGCAACTGCTTATCTTCGGGCGTCCCGTTAAACGCCGTGGCGTTGCCAGGGTACAGATTCAAAGTGCCCTTGTCGTAATCGACGTAATAGTAGTCGGCGATGCGGATCGTGTCCTCATTGAGCCACTGGGACAAGTTTTGGTCGCCTACACCCAAAGATTGCAGCGTCGTAATGGGCGCTGAATTGGGGTACATCCGCACATAATCGTCTTTGGTGATGTCCTCGGTGATAAAGCACCACTTGGCGTCCGATCCGCACGGGTCTTGGATAGTTGGGTCCATGTAGACCGAAAAACTGTTGCGAATCCGGCCAATTTTAATGTCTTGGTCAAAAGTATTGTCGTCGCAATACTCGGTCAGGAGGCGAATGTAGCCTTCTCCGTAGGAGACTTGGTTTTCGCAGGCGGTGTCGTAAGCGACATCTGCGTCCGAGATGTATTCAATATGCCTGACCATGCCGTTAAATACTTCGGCGACTTCGACGTCGGCGTTGTCATCGGCTGGAATAACCTTGCCAGTTGGCCTGTTTTGACGTTGGTCATTGGTCACTTGCCGGACGTGCTGCGGCAGTTTGTTGATAGTCAGGCATGGGCGGGCGTTGATCGTTTGACCCTGCACCGCCCCGCGAGTGGCCAGCACATCAGCAGGCCATTGCCACTGGTTATCTGGGCTACCGGCGTAAAACCGCAGGTCATCAATCTCATCTTCACGGCTTTCGGACAATGCCGAGATCGCCATATCCAGTCGACTGCGGGCGGTGGCCAAGATGTTGGAGGTGCTGTCCTTTTGACCGCCCCCGTTGGCTACCGCTCCGGCGGCTGCTATGCCTGTGTAATCAGCCATGTCATTTCTTTTTAGTTGGGGCTGGGGCGCTGCGCTTGACCGCGTACGCTATGGCGACGGCCTGTTTGACCGGCTTACCGGCTTTGACTTCAGCCTTCACGTTTTCACGAAAGGCTTTGGGTGATGTTGATTTAACAAGTGGCATAGTTAAGACCCCATCCATGAATTATGTACCGCGCTGCCTTGGGAGTTGACGCGGCGTGTCGGCTCAGTATACTCGCGGTGGGCCACGGGAAAAGCAAACGTCACGCAAATTGCGTCCGCTGCGTCTGGTGATGCAAGCCCCCGCGCTTTCATATCTTTCTTGCTCTCCAAGAAAATTGTTCCACGTGAATCAGGCTTCATCTTAGGCGAAATCAAGTCCGTCTTCAAGAACCTGTCGGTCGGAATACTAGCAGATTTCAGCCACTCCCGCATCTCACCCCACATCTGGGCGCGCATATTTCCGTACATTATCGGGTTTTTCGCCTTGTTTCCAAAGTTTATACCCTTGATTTTGTACCGCTGCTCCTTGAGCCTGTCCACGATCCCAGCGCCCAAGCCGCCCTCGTCGATCACCACCAGCGTCGGCTTGTACTCCTCTATGGCCTCAATGACGTGCCCGAC